CGCCTTATCAATTCCCGTCATGATGCTTTTAAAACGGTATTCGGGCCGATAATCAAGCTGATAGAGGAAGAAGTGTATAAGTACCCTTCTTTTGTCAAGCACATTCCTGTGGCGGATTATCCGCGGTATCTGTCAGAAATGTTAGAAGCCGATGGTTCTGTTTACGCGTCAACAGACTTTACCGCTATGGAATGTCATTTTAAGAAGGTGATGATGGAAACAATGGAATTTGTGCTGTATAAGTACATGACCAGGAACCTTCCGGGCTTTAGAGAATTTATGGTTTGCCTGGCTATTAAAGCCGGCATAAATGTCTGCCTGTTCAAATACTTCATCGTCAAATGTATCGCCCGCCGCATGTCCGGTGAGATGGATACCTCTCTTGGTAATGGATTTGCTAATCTCATGATAATCAAGTTTACCTGGTGGCGCTTAAATAGATCCGACCCCCCATGTGCAGTGGAGGGTGATGATGGTCTTATTAAGTGCGATCCCTCCCTGGTTCCGACTGAGGAGTGGTTTAAGGCACTAGGGTTCACTATCAAGATGGAGATAAATTCGCTGTTCCAGCTGGCCTCTTTTTGTGGGATGGTGTTTGACAAGTCAGAAATGATTAATATAACATCGCCCGCTAAGGTCATCTTGAACTTTCCTTGGCTCAGGTCTGTGTATCTGAATGCGAAACAGAGCAAGAAATTGCAGCTGCTCAGAGCTAAGGCCCTTTCCTATGCATATCAGTATCCTGGCTGTCCGATGGTGGATGCTTTGGCCCATGCTTGCATGCGTGCCACCTCCAACATCACTGTCTCGAGGAAACTCGTGACTCATGGCCTCGATACATACCAGAAAGCTAAAGTCGAAGCTGCTCTGGATGGTGCTTGGAAACTTAAGCGACGCTTTTGCGGCGCTGAAACACGACTATTGATGGAGAAGAAGCACGGATTACCGGTTGACATCCAGTTGACGTTCGAACGGATTTGCGATAATATCAACAGTCTGGTCGATCTCGACTGTTTGGTGTTACTGGAACCTTACGTGCATCGGGACACCATCAGCTACTACGATTCCTATGTCAGAGCCGGATTAGAGGACAATGTCTTCTCCTTCGGTGAGAGGCCCAGAAACTTTCATGTTGGCGGTCTCAACAGGAATGCTAAGGCTTCAAAACCCTTGGTAGCTGAGAAGTCAGGTTTCGACCTGCCTCTCGCTGCTGCAGCTCCGTGATGCTGTACAACAAAATCTTACGTGGCCGTTGTACAGGAGTCTGCAGCGAAATTCTCC